GCTTGGTTTTCTGGGTTGTTGTTATCGGGTTTATTGCTACGCTTTTCAATCGTGATGCATCCCCATAGAGTAAACCATACAGCTAATATGACAAATGACAAAACGCGCACGCGTGCGTGTAGGCGCGATATTTATCTGGGGAGTGTTCGGGGGTAGTTTGTCGGGAAGATTGGGCGAGTTGACCGCGGGGTGAACTATCAATGATATTACTAAGACAAAAATAAATATAATTGCTTGCCCGCGCACGCAAGGGACACCCCACCCCCCCGTACATGTGCTAGCAATCCCGACATATTTTTTGTATTTTGAGGGTTTCCTGTATGGTATTCCCGACAAACGTGTAAGGGGGACACGGGGGACACGGGGGAACGCTGCGGGAACCCGCTGCGGGGGGTATAGGGTTTCCCCCGGCAGGTGTACTGCCATGATAGGGTCAAAAACACGTCCTGTCAACTAAAAAATGACCCCTCCTGTATTTTTTTTTTACTATTTCAGAATAACCTGTTGACATAACTCTCTTCTAACCCCATAATGTAGATTGCTGGGGTTTGCAAAACAGCGAACGACCCCACATATAGCGATAATTTCCTTACTCAACAGGTCTTCGGTACGCTTCCCAGCATCAAATTACGGAAAATAGTATGAACTTAATACAACAGGCTCCCAAAAAGCAGTTGTCCGACAAACAAGAGTCGTTCTTGACTGCTCTGTTTGAAAATAACGGCAATTTTAACAAGGCAGCAGAGGTTGCAGGCTACTCCACAGGCTCTGTATCGTGGCTACGCGACAAACTAGCCGAAGAAATAGTCGAGCGAACCAAGTCTCTCCTCTCAGGACACAGCCTACGGGCTGCAAACAAGATGGTAGAACTGGTAGACACCCCAGTAATCGAACGGGGAGACGACCTACGGCTACGTGCGGCAGAGGCGATACTCAATAGAGTAGGTCTGGGCAAGCAGGAGACGATGAACCACAACGTTCAGGCAATTCACGGGGTAGTTCTGCTACCTCCCAAGAAGGAAGTAGTGATTGATGGCTGAGTGGCTTATGAGGGCAATGACACCCTCTACTCCAACAACCTCTGACAATGAAACTGTTCGCACTATATCGTATGAACAGGATGGTGTTGCTTACTTAGCCCCTACAATACGAATGATTGATGGTAAACTAAAAAGATTTGAAGATAAACAAGCGATAGACGAAGCCATAAGAAGAAAAGATGGTATTCGTGTTCCTGATGGCATGAACTCAACAGAGTTTTCAAAGCTGATTAGTGAACGTATAGGAACGGCTCGTGGTAGAAAAGCGGCAAGTTCGGTAGAAAAAAATAACTGATTGGCCCAGAGAGATGCCTGAAGAAAAGAAGCCACGGGGCAGACCCAAGAAAGACCCTGAAGCTCCTAAGGCAGTATATAACCTGTCTAGGAAGGAACGGGCTAGACGCGCTCTACAGGCTCGTGTTCGTAAAGCAGAGAGCCAGAAGAAGAAGTTACAGAATAAATCAAAGCAGAAGGCTGAGTACGCACGAGTCCTAAAGAAGAGTGCAAAGAAAGTAGAGTCAGCCCTAAACCAGAAGACTACTCGTGTCGTAGATATGGATGACGTATCCAACTTACCCGCCACCGTTCGAGAAATAATAGATGACACACCAGTTATCTTCAAGCCTAATGACGGTCCTCAGGAAGAGTTTTTATCTGCTAGTGAACAGGATGTCCTCTATGGTGGCGCGGCAGGTGGTGGCAAGAGTTTCGCACTTCTAGCTGACCCTCTCAGGTACTGCCACAATTCCAACCATCGTGGTCTTCTCCTTCGTCGTACTCTCGATGAACTAACAGAACTGATAGATAAGTCTAAGCAGTTGTACACCAAAGCGTTCCCCGGAGCGACCTTCCGAGAGTCAAAGTCAACGTGGGTATTCCCATCTGGGGCAACCATGTGGTTCACCTACCTCGACAGAGATAAGGACGTAACACGTTTCCAAGGACAGGCTTTCAACTGGATAGGCATAGACGAGATAACCCAATACCCTACCAGCTACGTCTGGGACTATCTCAGGTCACGTCTTAGGTCTACTGACCCAGAGTTACAGAAGAACCTCTGTATGCGTTGCACAGCAAACCCCGGCGGTGTTGGTGGTTGGTGGGTGAAGAAGATGTATATAGATATAGCGGAACACAACAAACCGTTTCCCGCTGCAGACTTAGAAACAGGCAAACCCTTCGTATGGCCTAAGGGGCATGAGAGAGAAGGGCAAGCCCTGTTCTACCGTAAATTCGTACCTGCTCGTCTCACAGATAACCCTTATCTAATGGCAGATGGACAGTACGAGGCGATGCTCCGTTCCCTACCTGACGTTGAGCGTCGTCGATTATTAGAAGGAGATTGGGATGTTGCAGAGGGCGCTGCTTTTCCTGAGTTTTCACGAACTCACCACGTTGTCGAACATTTCGAGGTTCCTACCAATTGGCCGCGCATTCGAGCGGCAGACTATGGGTATGCTTCCCCGTCCTGTGTTCTATGGGGTGCTATTGATTGGGATAATAATATTTGGGTTTATCGTGAACTGTATATAAAACACTTGACAGCAGAGCAGTTAGCCGATAGAATACTAGAAATGGAAGAGTTAGACCCTCTCCCGCACTATACAGTGCTAGATGCATCCTGTTGGAATAAAACAGGCTTCGGACCTTCGATAGCAGAAACCATGATGCGCTCTGGTGTTAGATGGACACCATCAGATAGAAACAGAATCCAAGGAAAAATGGAATTACATAGAAGGTTAGCGGACGACCCGTATACCAAAGAACCACGTTTACGTGTCTTCTCAACTTGTAAACACACTGTCGCACAACTCTCAGGTATTCCGTTGTCCAAAACCAATAGTGAAGACGTTGATACAAAAGCTGAAGACCACGCATATGATGCACTCCGTTATATGGTTATGACACGTACAAGTGGTTATACATCTATACACAAAACTTTGCAAGGTATAAAAGACCAAGCATACCAACCCTTTGATAATACATTTGGATACTAATGGCAGTAGATTATTTACCTAAAATAGCAGACGGTAGCGCAACAGTCTCTGACGTGTTTAAAGCTGTCCTAGCTAGGAATCTTACTGACAGTAATAAAACGCAGATAACGCGCCTGTTTAAACAGCTTCCTGAAGAGGGCATAGACTTAGATGCTCGTTACTTTGATGTCTATGATTCAAAAGAGTTTATGGAAGCTTTTTCTTATCTAACTAATCGGTCAGGTACGCATAGGTATAAAGAGTTTGGAGCTTTTGAAACACAGCTAGAAAGCGTTATACGTCTTAGTAAGAGAAATGAACGATACGTTCGTCTGTCCGACGCTAATAAGAAAAAAGGTATTGCTACAGACGCTGGACTTGTAGGCACACAGTTGCGTGGAAAAGACCCTATGAGGGGTACTATATTTTCAGAGCAACTAGACAAAGTTTATAACGATGCTCTATTAAAACCTTCAGTCACAAAAACAGATACTAAACTTGGACAAGATTTTGAAAAAGCTATAGACCCAGAGGCTCGTGATTATCTTATATATGAGAAGTATACGGGACAACGTGCAGAGAGTAATATAGGGCCTGATGGTTTAAAGGTTTCAGATTTTAATTTTTTTACGGATGAAAATGGGAATGTAGCAGTAGAGGTTATGTCTAAAAAAGTCGGTAACAAAACCCGACCTGAAGTAACTTACAGGGGGGAGTTTGCTGAATTTTTAAGGAGCAAAGTGGAACGAGCAAAATCTAATCTTCCTGAAAATGCTGACTTCTCAAAAGTAAATCTTTTTCAAACTACACCTACTGCTGTTACTAATCTGTGGAACACAACTATCCGTCCAGAATTAGAGAAGAAGTTTGGGAGTAGCCTGCCTGCCTCAAAAGGGGGTTCTCACTCCACTATACGTAAAATTCTTGCGCGACAACTTGTACAAGAGTTTCAGTTTCCAAGAGATGCTGTAAAGGCTTGGATGGGACATGCTGGGGCAGGCGTGGATAGTTCTGGTGATATTTTAAGTGAGAATTACATAGGCAACGTTTCCGACAATCGTATCGGGGAAATGTCTAATATTTTAATTCGTAATGATGCCCGAAATTCTAAAGTTTCTAGTGTTAACATGCTCTTCATAAACAGAGGTGTTAATTTTTCTGGGGAAACTTCGTTCGCTGTTCCTACTAAGAAGGTGATGGGTAAAAACATAGACCTATCAAGTTCTCAAGCGAACACCCAACCTCTTACCGACGAACAGAAAAAAGAGCAGGATGCTGTCGCTCGAAGAAATGCTTCTGCAGCTGATTTAGTAACAGAAGAGAATACGCAGAGACTTTCTCAACTACAGAGTGAAAGAAGAACAGCACCTGATGTTCAAAAACCCACTATCGCTACCCCTGTAGTATCTGAAGAAACAAAAAAACTTTTTGAAGAACGTGGAATATTGCATCTTCTTGGTGACTTGGGCAAGAAGGTTCTTCCTGTAGGTTTAGTGGGAGCAGGCATTCTAGCAGATACTGAAGCTTTTGCTACAGACGTTGCTATAGAGGCTGCGGCACTTGCATCAAAAGTACCTGCAGGACCCGCTGGAGCTTTGCCTATGATTGTAGCCCCTAAAGAGGTAGGTGCAGGAGAATTACAACCTGATGACCGTCCTGCAACACAAGAAGAATCAGTTC